CGGGGCGGTAGCTCAGTGGTCAGAGCAAGGGACTCATAATCCCTTCTAGACCTGACGCATGATGACGAACAGGGGACGGATAGCGCTGTGACCTGGGGAAACGTGAAACGGCATCTCGAAAACCCCTGCACAGACGGGCCGCTAACGTGACACGTCACGTGGCATCCCTCTCAGTGGTCAAAGCAACACACGGCCCCCGGCTCCGGTCGGGGGCCGTTGCGCGTCCCGACACACATGCACCCAAGGACACGTAACCCGCGCTGTCAGTAGTCACACCGCCACCCGAAAGTCGACTAGACATGACCCCAGGGAACCACGTCACACCCCCGCGGGATACTGGGGCACTGTGACCAGCGGGAAGGGGTGCGACAATGGAGTCGCTGACATCAGAGGACAGGCTGATACTGGCCGCTACGGCCGTGGAGATGGCTCGGGAGCTACTACAAGGCCGAAGTGGTTCAACAACGCCTCGAGTCTCCGCTCGTTCTCATCGAGCCGATGCGCCACCGCCAACTGGTTCGACGCCATCCCCTGACACAGAGCGATGATCTGATCCAACTTGTCGTCACGGCCGTCCGACTTACTCACCGCCTGACGCAACGCACCGACGAGATCCGACACGTCGTCGCCGGCAGGGGTCGGGGTGTCAAGCTCGACGGGGTCGTCGCCGGCTAGTAGACGGTCGATCGAATCCGGGGACCACGCCAACGCCTCGGCAAACTGTCGCAGATTCTTCGGGCGTGGAGTGCCGCGCGGGTTGCCGCGCATGATACCGCGCACGAACGGATCACTAAGGCCCGACCGCCTCACCACCTCAGCCTGGTCGACGTTCAGTTCGGCCATTCGTTCTTTCACGGCGGCCGCCACGTCGGGCCACCTCGCTGTCTCTGACTTCACGGTGTCCAGCCTGACAGAAATATTTAGCGAATGTCAGATCATTGAGTGAATTACAAGGACGTAATACCAATGGGCAGCACACCAACCCCCTGGTCAGGATTCTCTGAACTCAATGGTTGACACATTCACCGAATGTCGCCTAATGTCGCAGACATGGCTTCACAACCACGTCGGGGACGTCCTGCTGGACTGCTCCTGAACCCCGTCGCCGCCCGACACTTCTTGGGCAGGCGACCCCAGACATTCATCCGTGACGAGACCGGCATCTCCACGGCGCAACTCTCCGGCATGTTCAACGGTGCCAAGGGTGCGACCCGCGAGACTGCCGACAAGCTCGCCGCCTGCCTCGAGTGCCCGGTGGAAATCCTGTTCCCCGAGCTGGTCGAGTTCACGACCACCGTGCGGCACTTCACCGCACCCAAGGTTGAGGACGTGGCGGCATGAAGGCGGAACGCATCCAGGCGCTAATCCTCAAGCGTTCTGAGCGCTACAAGTCGATGCGGCACACGAACATCAAGATGCTCGCCGTCCGCAACGCCAAGCCATCCGACACGACCCCAGCGTTGAGCGGACAACAAACGGCCATGTACGTCATCCTCAATGCTGACGACCGGGTCATCTATTGCGGTCAGACAGCCCACCCCGGACCGCGCATGTCGAACCACAAGTCGCTGGGTCGACTGACTGACGACTGTTCCGTCGCCTGGCTGGTGTGTGTCAGCCGACACAACGCCGTAGCCGCCGAGGGCTTGGCGATCGCAGTCCTGAACCCAAGGGACAACGTCGACGGACGTCAGTACCAGTGGGAGAAGCAACGGGGGCTGACGTTGAGTGAGCTCGAGGGCCTGGCATCAGAGACGATGGAGCAGACCGTCGCCCGTCGCCTCGCAGAACTCGACGCCGAGTTGGCCGCCGAGAAGGAAGCGAGCGCCGCATGAACCCCCACGGCACCCTCGACGCCTACGACGGTGGCTGTCGCTGCACACCGTGCCAACGGGCCTACGTGGACGCCCTGCCCGACAACGCAGCCATGTCGGCCACACAGGCCGCCCTGTGGCTCCGCATGGACCGGGCCACGTTCCGCCGCAACGTCAACGCCGGCAAGATCACGCCGTGGTTGCCCGGTGACAGTGACAGCCGCTCGTACTACACGAAGCGGACGATCGACGCCGAACAGTTGGGAGCAGCGTCATGACGACCAACCCGCTCCACTGGCCGTCGACCCGGGCCTTCTTCCGTCGTTGGCAGGCCGCACAGATCAGCCAGTCGACCAGGGCCGCAGCGATGGCAGATCACCCATCGTCGCAGCCCGCCATCGACGACGACCTCGACCCGTACACCCGTATCCGGCGCACCTGCTCGGTGTGCTTCGGGGAACTGGTCATCACGAACCCGAACACCGGGGCCGAGTATCCGTGCGCCTGCCGTACCGGGTTGGAGAAGGACCGCATCGAGCGAAAAGCGTTCGGATCATGACCGCCGCTCCGTTGTACTCGCCGCCCGACCGCCCCGTGCCCGTCCGCAACATCGTGTACGTGTGCCTCGGCGGTGCCGCCATGTGGCTGTCCGGCATCTGTACCGGCATGTGGCTGTGGGGGGTCGTGGCGTGATGGACAGACCAGTGAATGCCACCGAACGAGACACCCGGCTTGAGGTGCCGCACGACCACGCCGAGCCGGGCATCGTGTTCGGCTGCCCGGGCTGCATCCGTGCAGTCAAGGTTGCCGAGTACCGACTCCGCTGCGAGCAGATGAGCGACGACGACCTGTTCGAGGCGTCGTCAATGGAGTCCGTGCCTTGGTCGTGGCACGACATCGTGGCCGACGAAGTGTTCGATCAGCGGTTCGCGAACCAGAGGACCGTCCAGTGATGTCTCACGACGACCTCACCGACGACACCGACACCACGTTCCCGTGGCACTGGCTCCCACTCATCGCCCTGTTCGCCGTCGTCGCATGGTTCGCCACAGACGGCGGAGAAGGGTCCATGCCAGAGCCGTTGCCGTGCGACCCGGCCGCGTGTCAGGGGGTGGGGGAGTGATGACGCATCTGCGAAGCGATGAGTGGTGCGTCCGCAACATCCCCGATCACGGCGAGGCCGTGCAGTTGGTGCGCGCCTGGCACTACTCCTCGAGTGCCCCTAACACGTCCACCTATAGGCACGGACTGTTCACTGCTGACTTTTGGTCGTTTTGCCACGGTGTAGCGCTTTGGATTCCACCAACGATGACCGCAGCGAGGGCCATCGCTGGTGACGGCGCGTCGGGCGTGTTGTCGCTTTCGCGTCTTGTGGTCGACCCCGACTGCCCCACCAACGCGGCCTCGTTCTTGCTGGGTCGCTCACCCGAAACCGCAAAGGAGGGGCCGTGAAGACGACCACCTACAACCCAAGGGACGCAACCGCGTACACGGAGCGCCGCACTCCTGCCTCCACCCACATCGCGCGACTGATGCGAGAGCACGGATGGAATCACCGCGACCGCCAGCTCCGCCGACGTCTCTATGACATCGCCGCCAGTCGACCGCGCTGGTGGCAGTGGTGGAAGCTGGTCACTCCGCTCGTCGCGTCGTCGCACGGCATGAACGACTACGACATCGAGCCGCCGACGTGGTGGTACGTCAGAGCGCCCCACGCGACTCAGCGCTACACCGGATTCCCGCGCCGCCGCTACGAGGTCGTCACCGACTACCACGAGTTCCGACGACGCACGGACGGCCTCGACGAGGACGCCATGTACGACTGGAACGCCATCAGCGTCGACCAGGACGGCGATCTGATCCTCGGCAAGCGTTACTGGGGCGGACAGTTCTACGGCCTTGACTACGCCGAGGTGGAGATCCTGCGTCGATACCTGCGGATGTGGCACCGATTCGACTGGTTCGGGCTGCGTAGCTGGCTGTCCCAGCAGGCGCTCCACGCGTCGGCGAACGAGAAAATCCCATTCACGTGCCAAGCACTGCCGCCCGCCGGGTCAGGTGGTCACTCGCACTGGCACTGCGGCGAGAAGCGCGGGCATGCCGGCGATCACCGATTCCGGAACTACACGTGGCCGAACGCATGACCCGCCTGCTCGCCGTGTGCGCCGGAATCACCACCTGGCTTCTCGCACACATCACCGGAACGGAATAACCCCGTGCTCTACGTCGCCGCCGCAACCGCCGGCATGTACCTGGCCTTGTGGCTGATCAAACGGTACGGCCCCACCGACCCACCACGAACCGAACACCCGAGAAAGAGACACAACGAATGACCGAAGAAGAAGCCAAACAAGCCGTCATCGACGCAGCGGTCAAATGGCACGCCGGCGTCGGCGTCAGCGCCAGCGCCCTGCTCGGTGACGCCGTCGAGAGGTACCACAAGGCTACGACACCGCCCGAACCGTTCGAGGCATACCTGGGCCGAAGCGGTGACGGCTCATTAGCGAATGTGGCTTTCAAGCACTCCAACGCAGCCTTGACCCACTATCGCGAGGTCTGGCGTTGCACCGTCACCCCGATCGAGCGGGTGCGCCGATGAACCCCTGCCCGCACTGCGGCAACAACGACCCCGACCTCTGCGTCTGGTGCGACGACCTACGACGCGAACGCAACGACGGAAGGGCGGCCGACCAGTGATCCACGGACCCGCCAACGCCGACAACTTCCGAGTCAAGCAAGGCCGGTTCGGAGACCGCTGGTACACCGACCCACTGCCCGCCTGCGACATTGCCGACACATCTGAATGGCGCGGCCCGAGCGTGTCGGCCACCAAGCCACCGTTCGCCAACAAGTACGTCCCGATGAAGGCGATCGCCAGCATGGACGGCGACACCCTCCACCGGCTCGCAGACCAGTCGACCGACGACCGATACGAAGCGTTCAAGGCTCACGACAAACGCACCGGACGCATCAACATGGGTCGCGGCACCATCGTGCACGCCTGGGCCGAGGATCTCCTCGCCGGCCGCCCGATGGTCGACCCGATCGGCGACGACCCCGAGACCGTCGAGCAGGCCAACCAGTTCCGGGGGCCGCTGCAAGCGTTCTTCGACGCCCACCAACCCGAACCCGTCGCCGTCGAGGTCGTCTGCCTTCACCGATCGTTGAACAGTGTCGGATATGGCGGCACCGCCGACGTGTTCGCCCGGGTCGACGGCGGTATCTGGGCGATCGACTGGAAGTCACGCACCAGCGACCACGGCGCATACCTCGAGGAGGCGGCGCAAGGTGGCGCGTACTGCGGAGCCGAATACATGATCGTGGACGCCGGGGACGGTACTGCGAAGCGGGCACCGATCCCTGACGTTGCGGGCGTGCTGATCGTGTCGATCACCCGCGACGGGTTCAAGGTGTTCCCGATCGACCGCGACGGAGCGGTCGACGCCTACCAAGAAATGCACCGCTGGTGGGTCGCTCAGCGGCGTGTCATCGACGACAAGGTGATCGGTCGCCCCTGGGCACCAAAGATCGCGGCCGGGGGGTCGGACTCCTCCCGGGACAACGGTACGGCAACCACCGAACCCCTGGCCGCATCGAACCGCGACCGGCTCCGCGAACGCATCCGCGGCCTGATCAACCACGGCCACGAAGAACTCGTTCGCGCCGCCTGGCCGCAGGGTGTCCCGCCGCTGTCGAAGGACGGCCACACAACCGAGCAACTCGAGGCGATCCTGTCGGCGCTCCACCGTGCCGAAGCGGCGATCGGCGCCCAGTTCCATGACGACGACATGGCCGCCGCCAAACCCGAACCGAAACCCAAGCCCGAACCACCAACACCGGCACCGACGATCGACGAAGGCGGCAACGCCGCGCAAGGCGTCATCGACGAACTGCAACGCCGACTCGGTGAGTTGTCGCGTGAGCGGCGGCAAATGTTGTCCGAGATCGCCGCCGACGCCAACACGGCCGGCCGGTCCATCAGCGTGTCCAAACGCCCGTCTGAGCGGCGTGTGGCGCTCGTCGGTGCCCTCGTCGACTGGGCCGCGTCCGAGGCGTCCTACGACGACCTGTGGGCTGCTGCGGCGCTCACAGCGACCGACGAGCAGACCGTCGACGCCGACCAACGGCTCGGCGCACTGATCTCCCAGTTCACCACTCGCCAAGCCGCAGCGCTTGCCGACACGTTCACCGCAACCGCGGCGGCGTGATCCACCCCAACCAACCAAAGGACCAATCAAGCACATGAGTATCGACTCAGGAATCATGGACGTGATCGAGGGCGGCGCAGCCGCGTTCTCGTTCGAGAACATCGGCGACACATGCAAAGGCAAGATCGTTCGCGCCGAAACCAAGCAACAGACCGACATGAACACCGGCCAGCCGAAGACGTTCTCTGACGGTTCACCGATGATGCAGGTCGTTGTCACGGTAGAACTGGAAGACGGCGACGAATCCGCCCTTTACTTCAAGGGCGGCAAGTATGAGGTGGCCGAAGGGAAGGGTCAAAGCGCACTCGACGCTCTGCGGGCGGCGCTGGACGGGCAGCAACTCGAGATCGGCGGCACGCTCGCATTGCAGTTCTCGGGACTCGGCAAGAAGAAGAACGCCGGCTGGTCGTCACCGAAGCTCTACACCTGCCAGTACCAGCCGCCGACCAAGGCGATCGCCGACGAGACGGATCTCATCTGAACCGATGGCCGAGCCAGTCACCAACGGCACGACCCGCCCCCGGACCACGGGGGCGGGTCACCCGCCCGTCATCGTCCTACGGATCGCAGGACACGACGAACACGTCCGCTGGGTCGACCAGCGCGTCGCCGACCTCAAACGCGGACGGGGGCGATGCACGTGAACCCGGCCAACGAACGAGGCAAGCGCGCCGAACGTGAAGCCGCCACACTGCTGCACGACGCACTCGGCTACGACATCAAGCGCACCAAAGCCGGCCAGTTCGTCGACATCGGCGACCTGTCAGGCATCCCTGACACTGTGGTCCAGGTCAAAGACTGGAAAGACGTCCTGCGAGCCGTTCACACCGCACGCGACGACGCCGACCAACAAGCCCGCGCCGCGATGGTGCCGTTCCGGTTCGGGATGGTCAGGTCACGGGGTGGCGTGTGGACCTGCGTCCAGTCGGTCGACGCACTCACGACGATGCTGCGGGAGGCGCTGGCATGACCCGCCACGAACAGGTCGAGCGTCTGTTCGACGACCCGCGCACGTGGTTCACCATCACCACCACAGCCGGTGACCGCACCTTACTGCGTTTCTCTACCTGCCGGTTGTGCGGTGCGACCATCCAGGACCGACACATGCAAAAGCACGCCGCATGGCACTGGCCTGAACTATGAGCACCCCCGACATTGTCCGCAACGAACGGGGCCAGGTCGTCGAGATGCGCCGACCCAACTGGGCACTCGAAGCCGAAACCCGCCTCACCAACCCTGAACCTGTAGTCGACCGTTACGTCCCCGAGTTCAGCGACATCCGCATCATCAACCCATCACTCAAACGCAAGGCATTCAGTAACTCGAAGGTGGCGAAGGTGTCGATCGGCAACGACGACTGGGAGGAGGGGCGATGACCCTGGAATACCGAATCGGTGACGTGTTCGACCGCATGGCAGAGATCCCTGACGGGTCGGTCGACCTGATCGTCACGTCGCCGCCGTTCCTTGCGCTCAGGTCGTACCTGCCTGCCGACCACCCGGACAAGCACAAGGAGATCGGCAGTGAGCCGACCCCGGCCGAGTTCATCGACACACTGTTGGCCCTGTCTGCCGAGTGGGGTCGGGTGCTCGCTCCGCACGGTTCGCTCTGCGTCGAGTTGGGTGACACGTACGCCGGTTCCGGTGGCGGTGGCGGTGACTACATGCCCGGTGGGTTCCGTGAGGGGCAACCCGGATTCGGTGGCAGCGCTGACAAGCAGCGCGAGGGCAACGCCGCCCACTGGCGGGCGAAGAACCAGAACAAGTCGGCATGGCCGCTCGCCAAGTCGATGACCGGCATCCCGTTCCTGTACGAACTCGGACTGTCCTACGGCCGCAACCTACTGTCCGGCGAACCGTCACCAGCCGGGCAATGGCGAGTCCGCAACCGCATCTGCTGGGCCCGCCCGAACCCGCCCGTGGGTGCGCTCGGCGACAAGTTCCGACCCGCCACGTCGTACATCACCGTGGCGTGCAAGGGGACCAAGCGGTACTTCGACCTGGATGCGGTGCGGACTCAACCCGTCAGCACCTACGAACCGCACGGACAAATGGTCAAGCGGGAAGCAGTCGTAGGCCACAACGGCTACGGACATATGCGGCAGGTGGTCGCAAGCAACCCCGCAGGCGCCCCGCCACTCGACTGGCACGCCGACAACCACCCAGAAGACGGCGACTGGCTCTGGAAACTCTCCACACAGCCATACAAAGGGTCACACTACGCCACGTACCCGCTAACGCTGCCCAAGCGGCTGATCGAAGCCATGTGCCCGCAACGGGTGTGCCGAGAGTGCGGGAAGCCGAGCGAGCGGATCGTTGAGGTCCAATACGTCGGAGCAAAGAGCGGGCGACCATACGAGCCCCACGTCTGGCAATCAGCCATCAACAGCAAGGCAGCTCACTCCAACAAAGCTCCCGACGAGGGAGCACGTGTCGCACCCACCACCCTCGGATGGACCGACTGCGGACACGACGACTGGCGCACCGGCATCGTCCTCGACCCGTTCGCAGGATCAGGCACCACCCTCGACGCCGCCCAAGCAGTCGGCAGGCACGCCATCGGCATCGACCTAGACGAACGCAACGCCGACCTCGCACAACAACGAGTCGGCATGTTCATGGAGGTCGTCGCATGACCTGGCGCACACTCCGACGCATCGCCCAACGCGAAGCCCAAGCACTCCGACACTGGCACCCCAACCACTGGCACCACATCACCAACGACACCCGAGCACACCGGCTCCTCTGCGCCGCACACGGCCGCTACGTGCCCGTAGCAGACCACGACCTACCCGACCCGGCACGCGAACACCGCCGCGAGCTCGAACGGGCGGCGAAACGGCGAGCGAGGGGGGCGGCATGACTGATCTCGCCCACCAAGAACCCACCAACGCTCACGAACACGCACGCGCCTACGGCGCACTCGGACTACGAACCCTCCCCATCCGCGTCGGCGGCAAAGCACCACCCATGAAGTCGTGGCAACACGCCGCCACCAACGACCCCGCCAAAATCGACGCCTGGTACAAAGGCCTGTACCGCGACTGCGGCGTCGGAATCGCCCTCGGTGACCAACCAAACGGCTGGCACCTGTTCGCCCTCGACCTCGACAACCACGGCGACGGCACCACCACGGGTGAAGACGAACTCGTCGACCTCGAGCAAACCCACGGCGCACTCCCCGACACCTGGCGCGCCATCACCGGCTCAGGCGGCGTCCACCTCATCTTCCGCACCCCCGAAGGTGTCACCGTCCGCAACCAGCAAGCAACCGGCAACCGAGTCGCACCAAACATCGACGTCCGCGGCCAGGGCGGCCAGATCGTCGCCGCACCCACCATCCACCCCGAAACACTCAACGCCTACGCCTGGGAACACGACTACGAACCCTGGTCACTCCAACCGGCGGTCGCACCCGACTGGTTGCTCGACATGGTCCGCGAACCCGACCCGACACCCGAACCACCCAAACCGGTCGTCAACCTCCCCCGAGACGACACCCTGTTCGAGCAACACCGCGCCGACTGGAACTGGCACGTCGAACTCGTCGCCCTGGGCTGGCAACAAGACCAACGAGACCCCGAACGCTGGACCCGCCCCGGCAAAGACCCACGACAAGGACACTCAGCGATCCTCCACGGCGACGAAGGCCCGTTCGTCGTGTTCACCACCGAAATCCCACACGAATGGCGACACGCCGGCAAACAGACCACAGACGGCTCCGGCTGGTCGTTCGGCCCGTTCGGCTTCTACGCCGCCACACGCCACGCAGGCAACCGCTCAGCGGCCGCTCAGGCGCTCTCAGACCGATACGGCATCGAACCAGCATCACTCGACGACCTGATCGCCGAAACGGTGGGCGAAGAACCGACACCAGTAATCCTTGATGAGCTCGACAAACACCTTCGGTCGATGGTCATGCCGTGGGACACCTTCTTCTCCATCGACCACAACGCCGCCTCATGGCTCTGGGAACCGATCATCGCAGAAACACGCGGCACCGCCATCTTCGCCCCCGGCGGCGTCGGCAAATCACTCATCATGCTCCGACTGTCGATCGACATAGCCAAGTCCGGGCGACGGGTGCTCTACCTGGACTACGAGATGACGTCAGACGACCTCGCCGACCGACTCGACGACATGGGATACGACGGCCCACACCCCGACCTCGACACCCTGTTCTACGCCCAACTCCCCGACCTGTCGGCATTCGACACCAAAGCCGGCGCACAAGAGGTCGTCCGAATGGCGGAACTATTCGACGCCGAACTCGTCGTCATCGACACCTTCGCCCGAGCGATCGAAGGCGACGAGAACGAGGCCGACACCTATCGCCGCTTCTACAACCTCACCGGCCAGGAACTCAAACGCCGCGAAATCGGCTACGCCCGCCTCGACCACGCCGGCAAGGACGTATCAAAAGGGCAGCGAGGTTCCAGCGCCAAGAACGACGACGTGGACGTCGTATGGCTCCTCAAACGCACCGAGGACGGCTACCAACTCATCGCGAAGAAGAAGCGGATGGGGTGGGTGCCCGAGATCGTCAACCTGACCCGCGGTGACGACCCGTTCACACTCGAGGTGAAGGGCGGCCCGTCGTATCCGAAGGGGACCGCCGAGGTCTCCAAACTGCTCGACGAACTCGGCGTGGACGAGGACGCCACCCTGGCGACCGCCCAACGGGCGCTCAAGGATGCCGGCCACGGCAAGCGTCGACAGGACGTGTCGGCAGCCCTCAAATACCGTCGCGACAGGTCACCGACGTACCACTTCGTGGACGACCTTGTGGCTGTGGATAAGTCCGGGAACCGCGGCGGGAACCGCCCGAACGAAAAAGGGCCGGAACCGCCCCCGGAACCACCCAACGACGAATCTGTATCACCCCAGGTAAATGACCACGGGAACCGTTGCGGGAACCGCCCGGAACCGTCTTCGCCGGTCTACCGGGAACCGGGTTCCCCCCTTAAGGGGGAACCGGTACCGACCCCACCCGACGACGACCCACCGACAACCCTCGAGGAGCTTGGATTGTGACCATCACCGAACAACAACTCGACGCCGTCCTACCGCGCGTCCCCGCCGGCCTGCCGTGCGGAGGCCGCGACCTGACCGACGCCGACGAACGAGCCGAAACCATCGCCGAACTGCTCGACCTGTACCGACGTGCCGAGACCGAGGTGTGGGTGCGCTACACCGATTCGGTCGGTGACCTGGAAGCCTCAGAGTTCGACTGCATCAGATGCGACAAACGCGCCGTCGTGTGTGCGTGGACCGACGACCAATGGGGCGGTGAGGCGTTCTGTGACGTCCACGACCCCCGTTCCGCGCCCGCACACGTCCACTGGGGCACCAATCAGGCGACCGTGGTGCCCGACCCCGAAATCGAACGCCTCCTCGACGAGGAGGAGTGGTACCGCCGGAACCGCCGGAACGGCTGGACCGACCGCCCGCCGCAGCCGGGGACGCACGAGAGTGACGTGCTGCCACCAGACCTCCAGTTCTGGAAGGCGGGGCTGACTGGAATCAATGCAAGCAACCAACCACGCGGTGGAGTCCAGGAGTTCAACTACGCCCGCGACTGGTCCGTGGAGAACGCCCGATGACCGCCATCGAGATCCCGTCCGAACGTGCCGCCCTGCTCGACGCGGGGTGGCTGGCAGTGAAGGGGGTGCACCGGATCATCCACCACATGCGCTTCCCCGGCGACACCGGGGGCGGCACGTCAACCGAGGAGGAACCGCCCGCCGACCTGGTGGCCTTCGTCGAGAAGGCGTGTGAGACGTGCGGTGGAGACGGACGCACTGCCATTCACCACGGGCGGGAGTGCCCCGACTGCCACGGCACCGGCTCTGAGCTGCTGACCGTGACGTGGGCGTGCGCTCGCTGTGGCGGCAGGAACACCCTCGACCGATTCCACTGCAAGGATCTCGACTGCACCAACGGCACCCGCTCGACGCTGGTGCGCCTGACCGGGCAGCCGGTACCGGTGCGCGAGGGCGATGGAACCTGGCGTTTCCCGTGCGAGGTCGTCCGATGATCCCCGCCGACATCGCCCGGCACCTCGACGACGGCCCCTGCGTGGTGGCGATCGTGGAGGGACTGGAGTGCTCGCACTGGGTGCACGAATCACTACCCGAGCCGTGTGGCTTGGATTGTGACTTCGGAAATCCAAGTCCACCTACCGAGTTCCAGGGGCAGCCGATCGGGAAGTGCCCGCATTGCCAGCCCGTCGTCAATCGACGGTACCCACGCCGACACCCCGACCATTGCCCCGACTGCCACGACGGCGACCTGACGGTCGAACTGCGGGTGGAGACTCACCGCCCCCGCGCCTATGTCGCCTCCAAGTCAAAACACGCCCCGATGTGGAGGGCGCTTCGCGACAGTGGACAGCTCAACATCATCTCGACCTGGATCGACATGGATGGTGATGGTGTTATCGACGACTGGCCGTCGTTCTGGGCCGACTGCACAGACCAGGCGGTCGCTGCGGACGCTGTCGTGGCGTACTACGAGCCGGGCGAGACGTGGAAGGGGGCACTCGTCGAAATCGGCTGCCAGTTGGCCAACGCTGGCACCGTGATTGTAGTCGGTTCGCCCGGTGGCTCTTGGACGCAACACCCCGATGTCCGTCTTGTCGACTCGATGGACGAAGCAATCCACGCCTGCAACGGCCACCGCACCTTCACCGCCGTCGTGCGGTGGGTGCCGGTGACCCACGTCCATGACCCGATCACAAACGACGGCCCCGAATTGTCAGTGGACTCAAGGGCTGGGTCGGTCTGGCGTATCGCATGGTCTGAAAAGGACGGCCCTATTAACCCCACCCTCGTCGCCGCCCTCGAAGCCGTCCACGGTCCCGCCGACACCTGGGTCGGGAAGTACGCCGCCGTCGCTGAGGTCGTCCGATGATCCGCTGCGCCTACGAGCTCACGGCGTCACGTCGCCGCTGCCCACAACCCGCCACCCGAGGCCGCTGGTGCGACACCCACCACCGGTTGATGACCATGCACGCCAAGCCCACCGCCTGCCCGAAGTGCGACGGCACCGAATGGGATGGCGACCCCCGGATAGTCGCCATGCTCGCTCGTAGCGGTGCCCTGCGTGAAGCCAACGCCGTGCTCGACGGTGAACCCTGCTGCCCCGAACCCGCCGACCACACGGAGGACACATGACCAGAATTCGGACGCACTACCTCATCGACCACATGGACGGATTCCCGGCTGCCAACAAACTGGAATGCGCCTGCGGTGTAGAGATTCATCCCGCCTGCGACGTGTCGTCGGCAAGCATCGTCGACGCCTTCGAGACCCACCTGTCCGCCATGCCCGTCGAGGAGTTGGACCCCTGGCAGCGCGAGATCATCAACACGGAGGACACATGACCACACCCACCCTCACCGAAACCGTCGACATCCTCCAAAACATGGACCACGAATACGCACGCCTCGCCAAACTCACACTGTCCACCATGCAACACCTCCTCGCCCAACAATACGACGCCGTATCACCCGGAGGATCAGGCGACGGCGTCAAAGTGTCAGGCGGCAACTACGACAACGCCGCCGTCATGCTCGCCAGAGCCGCAGCACTCGACCCCTACGCCTACCGAGGCCGCAAGATCACCGACGCACTCACCGGCGTCAACAAATCACTGCGGGAATGGCAACGAGCCATCGACCAAGCATTGAGCGACACCACACCGAAACACGACGACCGGCCCCGATGCCCCGGCACCGTCGAGGACGGCGACGGCCGGCTCGGCGGCTGCGGGAACCTGACAGAGCGCTACCACGAAGGCGGGAAGGTCAAGTACCGGCCGCTGTGCAAGAAATGCCGGACACAGGGCAGGCACTGATGGCCGTGATTCACGAACGGTGTTCCTGTGGTGCCAAGTTCGATGTGAGAACACTGAACCCACAACACGCCCAAGTGTTGGCTGCGGAGTGGCGCAGAGACCACCACTGCCGCACGTCCAGTACACAGGGGAGGCACTGATGGGCAGACGTGTTTGACACAACCGAGAGGATTGAACGATGAGTGAACTACAGATTGATCAGCGCGACTTGACGACGATGACGATCGACGAGTTAGCGGCCGTCGCGCGGGCTGAATACGGCCTCATGGCCGAGCACGTAGCTTTTGCCCTGAGGCACGCGATCAGGTCCGGCGAGGCGCTTCTGCGAGCGAAGGAGTCGATGTCGAAGGGTGAGTGGGGAAGGTGGGTCGAAGACCACGTCGGGATATCAAACGCGTGGGGAAGCCAGTTGGCACGACTCGCCTACTACCGATCAGAGATTCCCGCCGAGGTGCTGCAGGCCGGATCGATCACGGAAGCGCGCAGTTATCTGAAGGGACTACCCCCGATCCAACCCCCTGGACCCGCCGCCCAGGTACCGCGGGCCATGATCGATGAGGCGCAACGACTGCGATCAGAGGGCGCGTCGTACGCCGAGATCAGTCGAGCGATGGAAGTGAACCAGGGCGAAGTGTGGCGCTGGCTGAATCCAGAAAAGCATCGGGAGTCGCAGAGGCGCGGGTCGTTGAAGCACCAGCGCAAGAGGCGTGCCGCCGACCAGGCACTGAAGCAACAACAGGAGCAAGCGCAACGGCGCCAGTTGGCCAAGGCAACAGGTGGTGAACTCGCCAAGTCGTACAGCCTCATCCGTCAGGCGCTCGCTGCACTCGACAAGGTGGCAACCGAACAGGCGGGCGAAGCTATCCGCCATCTCCACAAGGCCGAGGAAGCCGTCGTCGAAGCGATGCGAACCGAGCGGGCGGCGTGAATCGCCCGCCCCCTGGGAGTCTAAATCGGACTCCCGTGTCGATGACCAGGGTGTTTGACATCGGGGCTGATCTGCTGTACCGTATACCGGATACATGTCCCGCACTGGCTTTGACCGGGCGGGACATTGCGCGTACCGGGTGGCAATCTCCAGCGAGGTGACCTAACCGTGGCGGCACCAAGAATGTGCGGGCACTGCGGACGGGTCGTCACCCGAGGGCGGTGCAAGTCATGCCGTGCCGAACGCTACGGCGCAGACCACCGAGCCGAACGACGACAGTGGCAGGCAGCCATCAACCGAGGCGGGGTCAACTGTTACCGGTGCCGGGGCGAACTACCCCCCGGCCACGACTGGCACCTCGATCACGTCGAGCTCGACGACCTGCACGACTACCCGACTGGACGACACCCGAGTCACGCAGCCTGCAACGTCGCAGCAACACGCTGACCAGACAAGGTGCACGCCCGGACCCGGAAGGGGAGGGGCGGGGTCGCGACGTAAACCTGTGGATAACCCCGCGAGACCCCGAACCTCTCGCAGGTTGCGAGTGAGTCTGGGACTCTCGAAAAGTTCGGAGGTGAACCCCGATGGCTGGAACCGGACGGGCACCGAAGGAACGAGACGCCCGAGTCAACAAGCACACCGCAGCACGCGGTGAGATTCAGCACGCCGACGCCGAGGGCTGGCAGCACGGCGACACCCCCGATGCTCCCGATGGCCTGATGGCGGCGTCGGTCGAGGCGTGGGATATCTGGATGGGTTCGTGGTTTGCTTCGTTCTGGATGCCGGCTGACCTTCCTGGGTTGCGCCAACTCGTTCGCCTGTATGACCAAGTCGAGCGCGGTGAGTTTCAACGGGCCGCCGAGCTCCGACTCCAGATGGACACCTACGGCATCACCCCGAAGGGTCAACAGGATCGACGCTGGAAGCCACCGAAGGTGGACGAGCCGAGGGTTGGCACCGAACGTAGTGGTGGCGGTCGGTACAAGAAGCTCCGGGCGGTCTGATGCCGTGGAAACCGGAACATCCCGACGACTTCCCGTCGCTGGGGTGGCAGGTGCTCGAGTGGTGGGCGGATCATCTGCCGTCGCCACGCGACAAAGACGCTGAGTTCATCCTGACCGAGTCGCAGGCTCGCCAGATCGTCGAGTGGTTCCGTCTCGACCCGATGACGGGTCGGTTTGTGTATCGCCGTGGCTATTCGCGCCGGTCGAAGGGTCGGGGTAAGTCGCCGATCGAGGCAGCGAAGGCAATCGCTGAGTTCGCCGGCCCGGTTCGTTTCGATGGCTGGGACGCTGAGGGGCAGCCTGTTGGTCGCCCTTGGGGTACCGCCGACGATCCCCGCCCGTATGTGCAGGTCGCTGCCGTGTCGGCTGGACAGACGGACAACACCTGGTCGGTCGTGTACTACTTCCTGACTGAGAATGACGGTGCCGCTGGCGAGGCGCTCGGTGTCGACGCCGGGTTGACTCGCTGTTATTTGCGTGGGGTGCCGGGCGCGAAGCTCGAGCCGGTTACCGCTGAGGCTGGTTCTCGTGAGGGGCAGCCTTTGACGTATGCGGTGATGGATGAGACGCACTTGTGGACGCCGTCGAACGGTGGTGTCCGGTTGGCGAAGACGCTTCGCCGCAATGTCGCCAAGATGGGCGGCCGCACCTACGAGACGACGAACTCGTTTATGCCGGGCGAGCGTTCGGTGGCCGAGGGTTCGCACGGTTCGGTGCAGATGGGTGCGGCTGGTGTGCTGGCCGACGAGGTTGAAGCGCCGAGGGTGATCGATGGTGTTCCTGTCGATCTGGACGCCCCTGATGATGTTCTGAAAGCGGCTTTGACGGTCGCCTACGGGTCGGATACGTGGTGGGTGGACTTGGACCGTTTGGTGCAGGACATCCGAGATCCCGAGCAGCCGTGGGATGAGTCGTGTCGGTTCTACTTCAACTGGAACCAAAAGGGTGGCGGTTCAGCCGTCGACCCGCACAAGTGGGCGGCGCTCGCCGATCCTCGCGAGGTGCCGTCCGGCGCTCGAATCGGTGTCGGGTTCGACGGTTCGATCTCGCACGACTCGACTGGCCTTGTCGGCTGCACCGATGACGGCTACCTGTTCGTGATTGGTGCCTGGGAACGTCCGAGGGACGTGACTGGCCGCAAGGCGTCCGAGTGGACCGTGCCACGCCTCGGCGTCGCTGACAGGGTCGCTGAGACGTTCGACCGATACAGCGTTGGGCGCTTGTTCGGTGATCCGCCGAAGTGGGCGACCGAGCTCGAGCAGTGGGCTGAGACGTACCGCAACCCGAACGGCAAGACGGCCGAGGATCGTGAGCGGGTGTTGGCGTTCGATACGAACCAGTGGTCGAAGTTCTCACTGGCGGTCGATCGTTTCTTGACTGCCGTCCGTGCCGGCACCTTGTCGCACGCCGACGATGACGCGTTGAACGCTCATGTGTTGGCCGCGACGTTGCAAAAGGTTCGCAGTCGTGCCGATACCGACGACGACCGCACGAAGTATGTGCTGGTCAAGCCCGATGATGGCCGCAAGGTCGACTTGGCGATCGCCGCGGTGCTCGCTTACGAGGCAGCCATGACGATGCCATCGAAGGAGGAATCCATGTACGTGGAACCCTTGGTGGCGTTTCGATGATCGGCGCACTGGTTGCGGCTCTGGGCGCTGTGTTCATTGTTCTGGCGTTGGCGTGGCTGTTCGGTCCGCTGGTGCTTTTCGGCGCTGGTGGCGTTCTCATCGTCGCCGGGTTGTTCGTCGACTTCGACCGCGTGAAGGAGCCACAACGTGCCAAGCGTTATTCAGCGGCTCCGTAGTCGGAGCAATCAGGACATTTCCCGCGCCCCCCACCAGTTCACTCACTTGGGGCAGCCGTACCCGTTCTCCGTGTTCCCGCAGACGTCCATGCCTGGCTCGCCGGTCGAGGTGTCGACGGCGAACTTTGAGCAGATGGTACGAACGATGGGATCGCGGTCGTCGATCGTGTCCGGTGCTATCGAGTCTCGGTCGTTGGCGTTGTCGCAGGTGTCGTTCAAGTTTCGATCGAAGCGCGACCAGTCGCGCTACTTCGGGACGCCAGCGCTCGCACCGCTCGAGAACCCTGCGCCGTCGATGACGACGTGGGGGCTCCTGTCCCGTGTGGAGCCCGACGTAGCGCACCACGGCAACGCGTACTGGCGTCGCCTGGGCGATGATCGCATCAAGCGGCTTCGCCCCGACTGGGTAGCGCTCCTCATCGGCTCGAATGAGCGCCCCCGTAAAGACGAAGCACCAATGGCGGCCGACGCCGAGGTGATCGGCTACGTGTACCAGCCCGGAGGGTTTCACTCGGAGTACGAACCGCAGATGCTCACCCCATCCGAGGTGATGCACTGGGCACCGACGCCGCACCCGCTGCACAACTTCATCGGCGAGGCGTGGTTGTCGAAGGTGTGGCGCGAGGTGGCGGCCGACATGCAGGCCACCGACCACGTCTCCAAATACTTTGACAACGCCGCGACGGCGAACATGGTCGCGAAGGCACCCGAGGGCATCAAGACGCAAGATCAGTTCCAAGAATGGGTCGACGCGTTCGACTCGGGCCACAAGGGTGCCGCCAACGCGTGGTCGACGATCTACGTGCAGGCTGGCACCGACATCGAGGTTGTCGGTTCGGAGTTGGCGAACCTGGCGATGGAGGATCTGCAAGGCGGGTTCGAGACTCGGGTGTCGACCGCTTCGCGTGTGCCGGCCACGGTGGCGTTGTTCCGTGAGGGCAACAAGGGGTCGTCGATGAATGGCGGCAACTACGGCCAGATTCGACGCATGTGGGCCGATCTGTGGTTCCAGTCGTATGTGCAGGGGTTCTGCGGGTCGGTGGGGAACATCATCAACGTTCCGAGTGACGCCGAGTTGACGTTCGACCCGGATCGCATCCTGTTGTTGCAGGAGGATCAGAAAGACGCCGCCGAAATCAGGGCCGCCGATGCATCCACCCTCGGCGCGCTCGTGATGGCTGGCTGGGAGGCCGACGCCGCCGTCGAGTACATCCGCAACAACGGGAACCTTGGCCGCCTGCTCGGCCAACACAACGGGCTCCCGTCCGTGCAGCAGCAGCCGACCGAGGCTGCCGCCAGTTCAAGCACTCCACCGGAAGGAAACGCCGATGAGTGACACCCTCGAAGCACCAACCCCGACCGGTTTGGTCACACGTTCGTTCGCAATCGACGACCTCATCGTCCGCTCGGATGGCGACGGCCGCACGGTCGATGCGTACATGGCCGTGTTTGGTCAGCCGACCGAGATCAGCGACCAGTACGGCCATTACTACGAAGTGATCGACCGATCGGCGTTCAACGGCGTCATCAAGCGCGGCATCTCGCCGCTGGTCATCTTTAATCACGGCCGCGACATCTACGGCAACCGGAACCCGAAGTGGGCTGACCCGGTCGCCGTCCACCGGTCGATGGAACCAGACGGGCGCGGCGTGCGTGTTTCGTCGTGGTACATGCGCACCGACGAGGGCGACGACGCGCTCGAGATGGTTCGGTCTGGTGCTGTGGGCGGCTACTCGTTCTCCGGCCGCCCGAACGAGCAGCGCGACAAGCGAATCTCCCCGGTCGGCGGTTCCGAACTGCCGACCATCGTCCGTCAGGACTTCTCGACGCTCGTCGAGTACGGCCCCGCCATCATGCGCGCCTACGAAGGCGCGACCGTCCTGGCGCTCCGATCGCAGCAACTCGACGACTTCGACCCACAGGAGTGGGCCGACGCCGTCGAGAAGCTGAACCCCGACCAACTCGCCGAGTTGGTTCCCCTCCTGCGTTCCCGCATCCCCGACCTGTCCGACCTCGTCGGCCGCTCAGAGGACTCGGCGAACGATGGCGACACTGCCACGTCAACCGACGATGCCAGTGAGTTCGAATATCAGCGCCGTCAGATGGCGGCACGACTGAGAGGACTCACCTCAACATGATCACCCCCGAAGACATCGAGCGGTTCAACACCGTCAAGGCAGAACTGCTCCCCCTCGCCACCGCGTCGGAACTCGACGCCGATGGCATCACCCGCTACAACGAGCTGTCGGCCGAGTTCGACGAGCTCGCCCCGAAGATCGAAGACCACGAGCAGTTCCAGGCGAAGCGCCAGGGCGACCTCGAGCGCATGAAGCGCCTCAACCCGACCGCCGGCGTCGAGCGTGGCGTCGAGTCGTTCGAGTTCGACGCACTCACCGGCGACGACCTCGAGAAGCCGTCGACCTTCAAGAACCCGTGGGACATCGACGCTGTCTCGCGTAGCCGCAACGTCGATGACCTCGTGTCGCGCGCCCTGTCGGCCGTCGAGCAAACCCCCGGCCCGGACGACGTCCGGCGTCAGGCGCTCTACGACATGATCGAGCATGCCGAGCAGGATCAGGACCGGATCGCCAACCTGGCGCTCGCGACCACGTCGCCGGCCTACAAGCAGGCTTACGGCAAGATCGCTCGCGCTGGCGGCGACCTGAACCGCGCTGACCTGAACGGCACCGAACGCGAAGCCGTGCGCTACGCCGAGAGTGTCCGTCGTGCGATGTCGCAGGGCACCGACAACACGGGCGGCTACCTCGTCCCCACGGACATCGAAGCCGCCGTGACGCTCAGCGCGGACGGGACCAACAACCCGATCTACAACGTCGCACGCCGCGTGCAGACGACCAGCGACACCTACCGTGTCGTGATGTCGCCGAACGCTGCGTGGTCGTGGGACGGTGAGAACACCGAGGTGTCCGATGACACTCCGACGTTCGCCAACACCGACATTCCGTTGTACATCGCGCAGGGCTTCGTGCCCTACTCGTATGCATCGAACCACGGCATTTCCGGCGTGCAGGGCATCGTCGCTTCGGTGCTCATGGGTGGCTGGAACGACCTCGTCGGCGCTGCGCTCACGACCGGCACCGGCTCGTCGCAGCCGACCGGCATCACCAAGGCGCTCGACGGCACGTCGTCGGAGATCGCCCCGGCGACCGCCGAGACGTTCGCTGTGGCTGACGTGTACGCCACCCGCGACGCTATCGCGGGTCGTCATCGTCGGAACGCTCAGTGGTTCGCTGAGATCTCGACGTTGTCGGCCATGCGTCAGTTCGCCACCGACGACGGTCACGCCCTCCTGGCGCGACTCGGCGAAGGTGAGGATTACCGCTTGCTCGGCAAGACGATCACCGAGAACGAGGACATGCGTGCGTTCTCCGACCTCGACGCCGGGGCTTCGGAGGACAACTTCCTGCTCCTGTTCGGTGACTTCTCGCACTACGTCGTTGCCGAGGGGCTGGGCACCGTGACCCGGTTCATCCCCGACGTCGTTGGTAGCAACGGTCGCCCGATCGGTGCTTCGGGCATCTTCATGCAGGCCCAGTTCGGTGCCGACTCGGTGCTCAACTCGGCCTTCTCGATGCTGAGCATCCCGACCACGGCCTGATCGCCGTGATGTGACGGCGAGGGGTGGCAGCGTTGCCACCCCTCGCCTGATCGTCCGTAACCCAAACAGGGAGTGAATATGGCTCGTCGCGCCAATCAGACGTTCGTGACGTGGGTCGGTGGTGCCGGCCCGCAGTGGTTCCAGCGGGGCGACGTCGTCCCTGCTCGTGTTACCGACAACGTGTTGGCGCTCACTTACGACGACGGTGCGGACACGCCGGCACCGAAGAAGCGCGCCGCCAAGAAGGCCGCCGCCAAGTCCGACGACTGACCCGAAGGAGCGTGAGCGATGGCTGACGGCCGTTACCTGACCGACGACTCGTACCGTCAGTGGACCCGCGACGAGATTTCCGTTGACGACGTCCTGGTCGGTGAAGCCATCAAGGCTGCCGAGCAGCAGATCGACAACATGACGGGCCGCCGTTTCGAGGTGGCGTCTGCGTCGTCTGATCGGTCGTTCGTGCCGTACCCGTGCTCGCGTGATCTCCGAATCTACGACTGCACCAGCGTCACGTCAGTGACCGAGAACGGTGTCACGTTGACCGAGGGCACCCACTACCAGTTGGAGCCGATCAACGGTCTGTCGTCGTCGGGTGAGTCGGTGCCGTACAACTCGATTCGTCGTCTCCGGTCGTCGTGGTACACCTACGACGGCGAAGCAACGGTGACGGTCAACGCTGCGTGGGGTTGGACCGCGATCCCGCCGCAGGTACTCGAGGCGTGCAAGATCCTGACGCAGGACATCTTGTCGAACCGGGACTACCGCAACGGCATCGTGGTGGCGACCGAGGCCGCGGTGTCGGCTGCCCGGGAGAACCGGACGGTGGCGATGATGGTCGCCCACTACAACCGCAACGTGCTGGTGGCCTGAGATGGCGTTCAACCTGGAGGACACGTTCACGGCGTTGGCGGCTCAGATCAAGGCCGGTATCTCGCGTGATTTCAATGTGGAGCCGTGGCCGAACTCGAAAGCAGTCCTACCGCTCATCGAGATCTGGCCCGACAGCGAGTTCATCTCGTACTTCGAGACGTTCGGTTCCGGCGGCCGCTCCGATGTGCGAGCGATCATCCGCATCTACACGACGACGGCGAACGCCAAGACCGAACTGAAACAGGTGTCCGACCTGTTGTCGACCGGGACCGGTGAAGGTTCGTCGATCATCGACGCGATTCTCGCCGACAAGACCCTCGACGGGAACGTCGAAACGGTCAACGTGCTGAACGCCCGGGCGACGGTCGACCAGCAGTCGGGAGCGGTCATCCCCGAGCTGCCGATCGAGATCGTGTTGACCAAGACAGGAGCGCAGACCTGATGAAGCGATGTGTAACCCCGCATCATGTGACGTCGTTCGGTGAGATCCCGGTCGGTTCGTTGTGGGCCGACGATTCGCCGTTCCTGACCGATGAGAACGCCGGCTATTTCGTGCATGTCGAGGAGACGCCGGCCGAGGAGCCGAAGCCGCAGCCGGTCCGCAAGTTCGGCAAGAAGGCCGCCGCCAAGAAGGCCGCCGCCGAGAAGGGTGACGACTGATGGCGATTCAGTTCTGGAAAGACCTGTCGATCCTCGAAGGCGGGTTGGAGCTCGCCGGTCACGGCAAAAACGTGAACCTGGCGGTCGACGTGAACCCGCTCGACACGACGGCGTTGTCGACGACTGGTTGGACGACCGTTGTCGGTGGGCTCAAGTCGGCGACGGTGGACCTGGAGTTCATGCAGGACATGGCGGCCGGTTCGGTCGACGAAACCCTGTGGGCGAACTTCGGGACCGCTGGTGTCGTCCGTTCGTTGGCGACGGCATCGGCTGATGGTTCGGTCGGGTACACGATGCAAGGTGTGTCGTTGTCGTACTCGCCACTGCAAGGCAGTGTCGGTGAGCTGGCGATGGGTTCGATCACCGGTTATGCGTCGTCGTCGCCGTTGGTGCGTGGTCGTGTGTTACATCCGTCGAATGTGTCGCGGACGTCGTCGTCTGCGGGTACCGGTCGTCAGATCGGTGCGGTGACTGCGGGTAAGAAGATGTATGCGGCGCTGCATGTGATTTCGGCGTCGGGTACGTCTCCGACGCTCGACGTCAAAGTCCAGTCCGATGACAACGCTGGTTTCACGTCGGCGACTGACCGGATCACGTTTGCTCAGGCGTCCGATGTGGGTGCCGAGTGGGGTTCGGTCGATGGTGCGATCACGGACGATTACTGGCGTGTGTCGTACACCGTGGGTGGGACTGATCCAAGTTTCGCGTTCGCTGTGGTCGCCGGAATCCTGTGACCACCATCGAGCGGGAGTTGTGCGACTGGTGCTCGCGCGTTAAACGATCTTCGCGGGAGGTTTTGTAGCGCCTGCCTACCGCCCAGTTCCGAGATAGGTCTTCCGGAGCGAGAGAGGCGCTATCAGTACATGCGCGGGAAGCTTCGGTACACCGCCCGCAGAACGAAGCGCCGTGTTACAGGTGGGCCGTGCTCCATTGATGGATGCAACCAACCGGTTGTGGCTCGGAAGTGGTGCAGGACGCATTACGTGAGGTGGCAGCGCCATGGCTCGCCCGGCACCGCCGAGCCAAGCCCCCCGGGCCCGCAGTCGCGTGACGGGCGACGAGGGTATACCCATCGGAGCGGCTACCGGATCGTCACCATCAAGGGCCGGAAGGTGCCTGAACACAGGCACGTCATGGCGCTTCACTTGGGGCGCGATTTGCTGCCCCACGAAAACGTCCATCACATCAATGGGGTTCGGGATGACAACCGCCTCGAGAACCTTGAGTTGTGGTCAACATCTCAACCATCCGGCCAACGCGTCAGCGACAAGATCGCTTGGTGCGTTGAGTTTCTGGAGCAGGAAGCTCCACACCTAATCGTCACACCAAACCCCTCAACCCCCAAGGAGCCTCTGACATGAGCGTGTACGCGTTGACCTCGCAGGTCACCACCCTGAATTCCGTTGACTATTCCGACCATTTGAAAAGTGCGACGCTTTCCGTCGATGCTGCCCAGCTCGACACGACCGACTTCGCGTCGGGTGGCTGGGTCGAGATGATCGGCGGTCTCAAGTCGGGCACCCTGTCGCTCGAGTTCATGGACGATGTCGCCGACGACGATGTCGACGAGGAGCTGTGGGACCTGCTCGGCACGGTCGTGAACTTCACGGTGAAGGCCGCGTCGGGTGCTGTGTCCACGTCGAACCCGGAGTATCAGGGCAGTGTTCTGGTCACCGGTCATTCGCTCGGTGGCGGTGTCGGTGATCTGGCGCAGAAGTCGTTGTCGTTCCCGACGTCGGGTTCGATCACGCGCGACGTCACCCCGTGATCTAGTCGTTAGCAGCCGGCGTCGTCGAGGGCAGCGTCGATGTATTCCAACGTGTCGGCGTCGTCGTGCCGGTCGAACGACCGCCTGTAGTCCGAAGCAGTCCCGGTCGGCCTTCATTGTGTCGACGGCGCGCTTCATGGCTGGATGAATGTCGGGTTCGGACGCCTCCAGTGTTGTGCAGTCACAGAGGGCGACGAGAGCGACGACGGCGTAACGCATGGGTTCACAGTACCGGAGGTGGTCAAGTGGCGACGTTCCAGTCGGTGGCGGCATTCGCCAAAGAGGTCGAACGCCTCGAACGTGACGTCAAGCGTCACCGCAAGGACATCGGCACGAAGGTTGCCGATAAGGCCCTTCCCGAGGGGTATCGGGCCGCCGCCGCCAAGCTGGGCGGCGACCCGAAGTTCTCGGGGTGGCGTGGCTGGCTCCAACTCCAAGCACGGGGCAAGGACTACGGCGCGGTCATCTTGCCGAAGAATCGGCTGGCCGCCGCCCAGTGGACAGTCGCCCAGGACGGCCGCAACGCCCACGGCGGCCCTGGTGGTGGCTTCCTTGGGCCAGCCATCAACGCCCGGTCTGGTGCGACGAACCTGCGGTTCCGAAAGTCTGGTGGCGTCATCGTCCGCAAGCGGACGGCGAAGCGCTGGAACGGCGTCACGCAGGGCAAGGGCGTCTCTGATGATGCCAAGAAGCGGTTCGAGAAGGTGGCTGAACCTGTGGCCGAGAAGGAGTTCGGCCTGATTCTCCGCAAGCATTTCTCAGTGAACTGACCGGAGGTCACCAGTGGCTAACAAGATCACAACGATCTTCGATTTCAAAGATTCTGGCGGACTCAAGAAGATCAAGGCCGAGGTCAAGGAAGCTGACGGCTTGTTCGGCAAGATGAAGGCCGGTATCAAAGGTGCCACCGAGGAACTAAAGACGAACCGGACGGCGCAACTCGCCACGGGCGCGGCTGCCGTTGCAGCCGCCAAGGTTGCGATCGACGCAGCGTCAGACCTCGAGGAATCGGTCAATGCCGTCAAGGTCGTCTATCAGGACGCCGGCGACGAAGTGTTGAAGCTCGGCGACACGTCGGCCGAGTCGTTCGGTCTGTCGCAACGGGCGTTCAACGAGTTCGCGGTTCAGTTCTCTGCGTTCGCTTCGCAGATCGCTGACAACTCTGGTCGTTCGGTGGTCGAGGTTGTCGAGGAGATGACGACCCGTGTTGCCGACTTCGCGTCGGTGCACAACTTGTCGATGGAGGAGGCCGCGCAGGTCGTCCAGTCGACGATGGCCGGTGAGACTGAGGCGTTCCGTCGCTTCGGTGGTGATGTGTCGGCCGCCACGATTAAGGCGAAGGCGTATGAGGACGGGATCGCTGAGGTTGGTGAGGAGCTGACCGAGGGTCAGAAGGTGTTGGCCCGGTATTCGGCGTTCATGGAGCAGACCGGCGAGACGGCCGGTGACTTTGCGAACACGTCCGATTCGCTTGCGAATCAGCAGCGGATCATGCAGGCCAACATCGAGGACTCTGCCGCTGCGCTTGGTCAGGATCTTCTGCCGGTGGTTGCCGAGGCGGCTCAGCTTGCCAACGAGGCCGCCGACGCTTTCCGCAACTGGGATGACGCATTCCGGGATTTGTCGGGCGGCGCTGGCATTCTCGGCACCGCGTTCGATTTCGGTACGAAGCCGTTGCAGTGGATGAACTCCTACAACAACGCGTTGACGGACTTCGTCGGTTTGACTGGTGAGGCCGAGGACGCTGGGGTTGCATTCACGAGAGTCGGCACCGATATGGCTCGCGGGCAGTTCGAGGCTGCCACGGCGACCGACGAGGCCGCCGCCGCTGTTGAGGAGCACACCGACAAGGTCACTGACTTCGATCGCTGGTTGGAGCGTGCGACCGAGTCCGGTCAGAAGTACGCCGATGCTGCCAAGCGGAAGGCGGATCGCGACGAGGAGGCTGCTCGGGCTGCCGAGGAGCACAAGGCGAACCTCGACGCGCTGATCGAGTCCATCAACGAAGCGATCGGTGCAGCGTTCGATTACGAGCAGTCGAACATCGACATGGCGCGCGCGGCGATGGATTTCGCCGAGCAACAAATCGAGACGACGCGAGTCCTGAACGATTCAGAGTCCGGGGCGCGCGACAAAGAGGCTGCGCTGTACGACTTGCGTGACGCCGAACTCAGCGCCGCTGAACAGGCGTGGGAGACGGCTCAGGCGTTCGCTGAGGAGCAGGGTGCTGCCGAGGGGTCGACCGAGGCTGCGCGGCTCCAAAAAGAAGAGTTGGAGCGCCTGGCGCAAAAGTTCCCGTACCTGCGTGACGAGATCGACCTGTTCATCGCGAAGCTGAACGCGATTCCGTCGTCGAAGACGGTGACGATTCAGCAGAACATTCGTGGTGCTGGTGTCGGTGGCACGATCGGCGGCGCGAGTTACAGCGGTGTCCGTGAGCGTGGTGGCCCGGTGTCGGCTGGTGAGATGTACCGGGTCGGCGAGGGCGGCAAGCCTGAGCTGTTGGAGTCGGACGGGAAGCACTATCTGATCCCTGGCGATAACGGCAGGGTGACGCCGGCCGACTCGACCAGCGGTGCCGGCATGGTTGGTGGTGGGGCGACCTACAACGTCACGGTCAACGCCGGGATGGGCACCAACGGCGGCGACGTCGGCCGACAGGTCGTCGAAGCAATCCGCCGTTTCGAGCGTGCCAACGGAAGCGGGTGGCGCAAGTGAGTGTGACGGTCTTCCTCGACGCCGACGAGATCACCGCCGAGTCGTACTCGATCTCGTGCCAGCGGGGCCGCAGCCTCGAAAGCGAAACGTTCGATGTCGGCACCGCCACGGTGACCGTGCGGAACTACAACGCGAACTTCAACCCGTACTTCTTGTCGGACACGTCGGCGCTCCTCATGGAGTCCGGCGACTTCCTACTCCAAGAGTCCGGTGACCGAATCCTGTTGGAGTTCGGGAACGGTACAGGTGAGGGCACCTACGGCGAGATCCTGACCGGTCGCAAACTGACGGTGAAGGACGGTGCCACGACGGTGTTCGTCGGGTTCGTGGAAGACTACGACTTCACCTGGACGTCAGACATGGTCGCCGAGGCGTCGTTGATGTGTCGGGATGCGATGGCGACGATCGGTGCGACGTCGCTGCTCGAGTGGTTGCCGACCGAGGGCGAGTTGACCGGCGAGCGTGTGGCGTCACTGCTGGATCGTGACGAGGTGTCGTTCCCGTCCGGTGGCGGCGATCGCGACATCGCTGACGGTACACAGCCGCTCGCCGGCGCATGGAACACAACGGTCGATGGTGAGACCGTCGCTGTTGGTTCGGTGGTGTCGTTCGGGACGAACCCGCTCGCATACCTCCAGACAGTGACCGAGGCCGAGTCTGGTCGTCTGTTCGTCGATCGCACCGGGACGTTGACGTTCCAAGATCGGTACGAGTCGTTCGGTGTGGCCGCGTCGGCTGACTTCGACGATTCGGATACGAACCTGCCGTTTCATGGCATCGACGTCCGGTTCGGCACCGAGTTGCTGCATTTCAAGGTGTCGGTCGACCGTGATGGTGGGACGGTGCAGACGGCGACGAACGCCGCTCAGATCGCCGCCTATCCAACGCTCGGAGCTCGTCACCTGACGATCAGTGGTCTGCCGTATCAGTCGGACGATCACGCTGCTGGGTTGGCGACGTTCCTGCTCGATCGGTATTCGTCGATTCGGGCGGTTGTGTCGGGGTTGACGATCAACCTTCATGCGCTCGGTACGTCGGATCGTGCGACGGTCGCAGCGCTCGACATTGGTCAGGTTGTGACGTTGACATGGACGCCGCCCGGTACGACGGGTTCGGTGTTTCAGACGTTGGCGATCGAGGGTGTCGCGTACCGGTCGGATGATTCGGAGTTCGCGGCGGTCACGTTCCAGCTGTCGGACGCGTCCGATCCTGACTATTTCCAGGTCGACACCGATGCGGTGGACGGCCCGAAACTCGTCGCCCCCTGATTCGGAGGACTCATGCCCGGATACAAGTCGTCGTGGACTGGGACGCTGGCGAACAGCGACATCCTCGACTATCTCCAAAAGCAGTCGGTGATGAAGTTCGCCACGTCGTCGGCGCGCGATACGGCCCTGTCGGGTGTGTTGCGTGACGGCATGATGGCGTACACCGACGATGACGGGATGGTCTGGCTGTACTCGGCGCATGATATTGCGTCGGCGCAGTGGATCAGGTTCTCGTCGGTCTGGGAGGGTTGGTTGACCACGCCGTCGTTCTCGGCGGGTGTGACCGAGGGTGACGGGACGTTCGACGTCGTGTGTCGCTACGAGCGCGGGTCGCTGCGTATCCGTGGGCAGTTCACGCTCGGTTCGACGTCGGCGGTGACCGGTGTCCCACAGTTCGACATCTCGGCCTACCTGACTTCCACAGCGACCCATTTCTCGGGTGGTATGGCGGCGGTTCGTGACACGTCGGCGGCTCGCTGGTATACGGCGTCGTCGATTGTCGGTATCGGCGGTGACGACATCGTGATCCAGACCGATGGCGCAACGATCGACGGGTCAACCCCGTTCACGTGGGCATCGGGCGACTTCATCTGTTGGGACATCCTCGTGACCCATCCCGATCTGGACGATCAGTGAGGTTGACCGATGGCTGATACCAAGATCTCCGCACTCACCGCGTTGACGTCACTGGATGATGACGACGAGTTCGCCGCCAATGACGACTCCGCATCAGAGACAAAGCGGATCACCTGGGCGAACGTCAAGGGCTCGATCCCCGCCGAGATCATCGTCGCCTGTTCTGACGAGTCGACGGCGATCGACTCGACCGGCACGAAGGTCACGTTCCGTATGCCGTTCGCGATGACGTTGTCCGAGGTTCGTGCGTCGGTGAACTCGGCGTGTGCGACCGGGACGTTCACGGTGGACATCAATGAAGGCACCTCGATTCTGTCGACGAAACTGACGATCGACGCCACCGAGGAAACGTCGACGACTGCGGCGGTTGCGGCGGTCATCTCGGATTCGGCGCTGGCTGATGATGCCGAGATCGCGATTGACGTGGACGACACGGGTGATGATACGGCGACCGGGTTGAAGGTTGTGTTGATTGGGACGCGGGCGTGACGGTCTTCATCGACTCGTACCGGTTCGCGTCGGGGGGCGTGCCGACAGTCACTCTCGCGGTGGCATCCGCGGCCAGCAGCGGTCTTGGTGCTGACGGCTTCACCCGCGGTCTTGCCGTGTCGGGCAACTACGCCTACGGCTGTACGGCACCGGGTGGCACCGGGTACCTCACAACGTTCGACATCTCGGACCCGGACAGCATCGCCCACTCAGCGAACCTGAACATCAACTCGACAGCCAACGACCCTTACGGGATCGCCATCAGTGGCTCGTCCGCTTTCGTGGTGGGCTCGTTCAGCAACAAGATGGCCCGGTTCGACCTGACGACCCCGTCAGCGCCGTCCTATGTCACCGGGTTCACGTCGTCATCGTTCATCGACCGGCCGTATACGGTTGTCGTCGTCGGGTCGTATGCGTTCGTCCGCGCTACCGACGACAACGCGATCTCCTCAGTCGACATCTCGAGCGGCTTGTCGGCTGACACGAAGAACGTCGACGCGACGTACTTCGCCAGTTACGGTGGGATGGCGGTCATCGACTCGACGCACATCATCGTGACGTCGACCACTGGCAATAGCGTGTCGATAGTCGATGTGTCCGACCCGGCAGCGTTGTCGGTCGTCGGTTCCGTCACCGACGCGTCCGACCTACTCAGAGCCTCGGCGGTCATCGTCGACGGCGACTACGCGTACGTGAGGTCCGGCAGAGGGTTTGCCACGCCATATGGCGACTACCTGACGGTGATTGATATCTCAACCCCATCGAGCCCGACCGTTGCCGGGTCAGTGCACGATTCGAGCGTACTCGGCGTCGCGCTGATCGGCGGTCTCGCGAAGATCGGAGACGTCGTCTACGTCTCGTCGTCGAACGACGACAGAGTTACGGCGGTCGACGTTTCAAACCCGGCCACACCGACCGCGGTCGGCTCTATCCAGGACTCGACTGACCTGGCGTCCGTCAACGGCCTCGCCGTGGTCGACTCGACTCATCTCGTCGCCCAACGCTCGGGCGGCATGACCACTCTCGAGATCAGCTGAGCCGACCAGCAGCAAATCAACCGCCGCGCTGATCGCCATCACGCAACCCACCACAAGAACTAAGTTCATCACGGTCGCGTGCCTCGCGATCTCGATCGGTGCGCCGTGATACACGAGAAGGGCATGAGGGATCGTCGACGCGATCAGGGCGGCCGGCAACATCCAGCGCCTATCGCGCCGCCCCACCAGTAGGGCGACACCGGCAAGCCCGACGACGGCCGACGTCGTCATCCATATCGACCCTTCGTTCGGCCAGAGCACCGACAGCCACTGGGCGTTCGGGTCGGTGTAGGTGCCGAACGGCTGATCGAACATCGCCTCGGCGATCACGTCGTCGTCGGCCACCAGGTAGGCCAACCCCGACAGAGTGAACCCCGGATGGGTTGCCAGGAACCGGGCGTAGGTGGTCGCTCCCGGCCCGGCCGCCCAGTCCTGGAACGTCTCGTCGCTGTTGAGTTCGCCCTGTAGCGCGAGCCCCTCGGGTGTGGACGTCACGGTCGTATCGACGCTGGGCATACCGTGCCGCTCGAACCAGACGAGGTGTCCCGGGTCTCGGGCAATCCGATGCGCCACGTTCGCCGTCACGTTGAACCCTTCGACATATCGATCGTTCTGCGTCGCCGCGACACCCCACAACGCCACCACAGCCACGGCGACCGCAGTAGCGCGTCGACGCTCGCGCCAGAGCAACACGCCGAGGCAGGCCGCCACAGCGACACCGAGTACCGCATGAGCGTCGCGAACGAACACCCACCCGATGAACGCCGCAACAATGACCGACCCGGGCAACGCCCGCCAGCGGACCACCACCGCCAGCAGTAGCGCCGTCATCGAGATCGCTAGAGACTCACTCAGCATCACCCCGTCCCAGACGGTCACTCGAGGCGTCACGCCAAGAGCGAGCACGACGCCGGCGACGCCAACCCTGACGCGCCGGTCCGTGACGGTGGATGCTACAGCGGCCGCGAGCACCACGAACGCGATGGCCGAGATCGCCACCTGGAGGAACATCACCACACCGTTCGGGAGGGTGCGAACGACTGGGTACACCCAGAGCCGCGGAGCGTCACCGACCAGGCTGATCCGCTCATAACTGGCGCTGTCGTTCACCTCGACCGGCGACCAACCGACGATCAGTGCCAGGCGCACCGCCAAGTAGCCCGCCGCCACGACTGCCCATGTCTTGAGATCCCGCATAACCCCCACTATGACCACGCACCGCGCGCGGGTCAACTGATTAAGCGAGGTGCAGTGTGCGTCACCTTCACGCCCGTCGCCCGTTCTGGGCTGCGTTCGGGTTCACGGTCGGCTACCAGATCGTGCCCGTGTTCGTCGTGTACTGGCCGGTCGTCGGCTGGCGACTCCGCTGAAAGGAGCACCCGAATGCCCGTAGACGAGTCGCGCCCCACGTCGATCCCCGGCGTCGCAACGTTCCACCCTCGCGAAGCCTGGCAGGACCCGAACCTCCCCGTCACTGGCCCGTCGCCGACGATGGAGCAATGGGACACGTTCCCGCTGCACTACACGGCGGCCGATGATCTGATCGACGGTGACCCCGGCGAACACGCCGAAGACCTCCCCGCCTACCTGCGCGCCATCCAACGCGACTACAAGCTGAACCGGGGCTACTCGGTCGGCTACGGGTTCGCGGTCGACTGGCGCGGCGGCGTGTGGGAGCTGCGCGGCTACGACATCAAGAACGCCGCCAACCGGTACTGGAACCATCGCACCGGCCCCGTGCTGTGCCTGGTCGACGGTGCCGACCCGCTCACCGACGAAGCGCTGTGGTCCGTCCGTGCGCTCTACCGGGAAGCGAACCGGCGCACCGGCCGGACCCTCGACCTCGCAGGTCACCGCGACATCGGCGCGACCGCCTGCCCCGGTGACGGCATCTACCGCCAGATCACTGACGGGCTGGTCACCCCGCTGACCGACGCCGAACTGAACCCGACACCCGAACCACCCGAACGAGAGGACGACATGGCTCGCCCCGTCATCATCATCGACGGCTACCTCGACCAGTTCGAGCTCTACCCGATCGGCAACGTCGAACAGCGCCGCAAGGCCGGCATCCCCGACACGCAACAGCCGATCCCCGCCAAAGTCGACCCGGCCGCCGTCGAGCAACACCTCACGTACCGGCTCACACCGAAAGAGTGACCCATGTTGTCGGCTGTGAATGGGTGGACGATCACCGAGTGGACCGGGGCGATCATCGGGATCATCACCGCCACCGGACTGACGTGGCGGAAAGTGGTGGTGCCGGTGCGCGGGTTCGTGCGTGGGTTCAAAGCGTGGATGTCCCGCATCGAAGCGGCGACCCTCTGGACCGAACAGCAGATGAAACCCAACGGGGGCGCGTCGGTCGTCGACAAGGTCGACCGATTGCAACGAGACGTCGAGATGCTGCTCCGACATGACGCCGAACGCGACCGTCACGGGATGCGTTACGGCGACGACAAGACCGACAACCAGGGAGGAACCCCCACATGAATGTCACCAAGTACAGCAAAGCCATCGTTGCCGTGTGTGGCGCGTTGAGTGTCGCTGTCACCGACAACGTGCTCGACGTGAACGACGGCATCACGATCGGACTCGCGTTGCTCGCCGCGCTCGGCGTGTACGCAGTCCCGAACACCGACGCCTGACCGACACAGTTCACCCGGTGTAGCAGCCGGGGAACCCGGAAAGCCCGAGACGATCCCCCGTCACGCTTCGACGTGTGTTTCGGCGCAGGTCATCGACCTGTCGGAGGCCCGCCCGCGAGGGAGTGGGTGTTGCACCACCGGGTTGCGCGCAGGGACTACGGCGGGGGCTGATCACCCCCGCCGCCTGCGTTCCATCGCCACACGACCAGGGAGGGACCACATGGCGAAATCATCCATCCTCGACACTGCGATCGAACAGACCCCGGCACGACAAAACCCGGTCGGGCTCAAACTCGACCGGGTACTCGTCGCACTCACCGACTGCGACGACTTCGACCGGCTCCTCGACATGCTCAGGACGCCGGCCGACCAGTGGGGCCACCGACAGATGGCCGGCATCATCCGGCACGTCTGCGACCAGTTGGGCACCGAACACGAACAGTTGACCGATGGCGACGTATCCAGGTGGCGAGACCGTCAGGCCGACCGGTGAGCGTGCTCGACGAAGCGTTGACCGCGAACAGCCCCGCACCCCGGCAGGCGTCACGCATCCACGACCACCCCAAAGGCTGGGAACCCGGCGTCACCTGGGACCCGACCAAAGCCACCGGCAGCATCACCGCCACCCTCGGCGACGAACCCACATCAGGCATCTGGGCAGAACTGATCGCCGACTGGGGACTCGACCCCAACTATGTCGGCATCGTCGACGGCTCGGTGCAGGTTCGTGGCTGGGACGCGGCAATCGGCAACGGCGAAGTGCGTCGGATGCGCTACTACAAAGCCACCCTGACCGCCCTGTCGCACGCCCACGACCGCGCCGACGTGGACGCCCTATGCGCCGAAATCAAGCGTCGTAAGCCGGTCAAGCCGCCCACCACGACGGACACGAACCGTGCCCTGATCGTGGCCCTGTCCGACTTCCAGGTCGGCAAAGGCGAAGGTGACGGCAGCGAAGGCACCGTGCAACGAATCCTCGACAGCCTCGACGCCCTGGTCGCCCACATCAAGACGCTCCGCAAAGCCGGACGCCCGGTCGACACCGTGTATTTGTGCGGCCTCGGTGACCTCGTCGAACAGTGCGCCGGTCACTACGCCATGCAAGCGTTCCAGGTCGACCTCGACCGACGCCAACAGATGCGCGTTGTTCGTCGGCTGCTCACAAAGTACGTCGATGCGTTGTTGCCGCTGGTTGACCGGATCGTCTGTGTAGCGGTCCCCGGCAACCACGGCGAGAACCGCAACAGCGCCGGCAAGGCGTTCACGACATTCGAGGACAACGACGACCTGGCCGTGTTCGACGGCATCGCCGAAGCGTTCGCCGCGAACCCCGACCGGTATGAGCGGGTGTCAGTGATGACGGCCCGCACACTGTCGACCACGTTCGACGCTGCCGGCGTTGTCATCGGTCTGGCGCACATGCACCAAGGCCGCAAGGGTGGCAGCATCCAACAGCGGGTGATGAACTGGTGGGCCGGTCATGCGCTGGGTCGTGGAGAGGTTCACGACGCCGACATTCTCGTCACCGGCCACTACCACCATCTCGTCATCGACGAGTCGTGTGGCCGAACGTGGTTCCAGTGTCCAGCTCAAGATCCCGGGTCGGCATGGTTCACGGAGGCGACCGGCCAGCATTCCCCTACGGGGTTGTTGGCGTTCTGTGTGTCCGACGAGCACTACGGCGCTCGCAAGTGGGGGGACATGGTGATCCTGTGAGCGGCTACGTACACGACGACACCGACCCGCTCGACCTGTGCGAGCTGCAAGCGTTCCACCGCAGCGAGGAATACGGCGTGGATGGCTGGCAGGTCGTCCTACACGTCCCGGACGAGGCGGTGGCGGCGGTGCTCGACCGATGGGGGCCGAAGTGAAACTCGCACCCGGCGCATACCAGATCATCACAGGGCGACGCCTGACCGCCGACCAGGCCGCCGATGGCGTGTTCCCCGACGACGCGTCGGTGGTGCTCGTCAAGTCCGAAGTCCTCGGCCGGCGTCAGGTGCGATACACGTACCTACTCGACTACGTGGAGGTCGAGACGTGAGCACCCCAGCCCACTACATCCTCGAGCCACGCCCGCCCCGCAACATCGGCCGGCTTGTCATCGCTGCCGGCTGTGTCTACGAACTGGTGGCGTTGTGGTCGCCGCTGCCGACGATCACCGAGGTTGTCAAGTCGACGCACCGTCACCCGCGCCTCAAGGTGCTCGCCTGGATCTGGGGCGGTGTTTGGGCCGCCCATTTTTTTGAGGCGTAGGCGCGCCAGAAGCGAAACGGTCGTTCCGTTATTCCGTTTGTTTCGGATAGGTCGCCTACGCCCAGACATAGCCACCACCTACCCGGTGGCGTAGATCGCAGCGCACCCCTCCCACTGGCGCTGCCGCAACGCCCCCGTCACTCGGCCTCGGTCGACGTGGCGGGGGCGTTCTGCGTTCTCAAAGCACCGAACCGGCGCATCGCCTCACGCGCCCGCTCGATCCCAGCGTCCGAATCATGCACGTAAATGTTCATGGTGGTCGACGCGTCGGCATGCCCAAGCAACCGCTGCACCGTAGGCACCGGCACATCGTTCGCGATCAACCACGACGCGAACCAATGCCGCAACGCGTGCGGGTTCACACCCTTCGCCCCGAGCGCCTCCCGATGCCGACCCCACAACAACGACACCCAACCGGGCCGGCGCGGTGTCTGCCCCAACGAATCGGACCGCATGTCAGGGAACACCCACGGCGAGACGATCCCGTGCCGGCGCTGCCACCGCTGCTGCTGGTCGAGGATCTCGTCGGCCTCCGCAGGAAGCACGTCGATCGTGCGCGCCCGCCGACCTTTCGTGTCTTTCACCGCCACGCCGCCTGACACCTCGACAACCGAGTGGCGCACATGAATGACACCATCCGACCAGTCGGCCCATCGCAACCCGACAACCTCGCCGCGTCGGGTGCCGGTGAAGATCAACAGTTTGACGGCGCGCGCCCATTCCTTGTCGGTCGGGAGACGCTCGAGGACGCCGGTTGGGACGTCGGTGTCGGGTGCTTCGACGTCGTGGCGCACCATCGACGGGGGAGAGTCGAGCTCGGTGGCGATCGTGGGCAGGCCGCGCTTCTTGTATCCGAACCGGCAGACCGCCCGCAACACCCGGCGTACATGGTGGATGTTGTTCGGTGTCTGCCCGTCGTCGAGTAGATCGGACCACCAGGCGTCGAGGTGTTTGCCGTCGACCTCGGTCGCCGGCAGGTGTCCGAGTCGGGCTTTGATGTTGTGGACGTGGCGGCGGTAGGCGATCAGGGTTGACGGCGATTTCTGCCGTTCTTGGATCGCTAGCCAGTCGTCGCACAGGGCGGCGAATGATGCGGTGTAGGTCTGGCGTTCGGCGAGTCGGTCGGCGAGTTCGGTTTCGACTTTGGCGGCTTGGCGTTTGGCGGCGCGTTCACCGTTGGCGCGGAACGACTTGGATACCTGTTTGCCGGTGGTGTCGTCGTAGAGCCTGACGCGCCATCGGTCGCCGCCGAGGTGTTGGAGTGATGCCATGCTGTACCTCTCTACGGGGAGCTTACTAGACACACGACGTGGCATCCGCACACGCTGCTAGTAGGTTACCGCAGGTACGGGGCGGTAGCTCAGTGGTCAGAGCAAGGGACTCATAATCCCTTCTAGACCTGACGCATGATGACGAACAGGGGACGGATAGCGCTGTGACCTGGGGA